GACGAAGAGAACAATAATTGTCTATTGGTATTAGACGATTGTATAAAACAATTGAAGAAAAATAGTGATGAACTTTGTAAAGTTATATTGAATAGAAGACATATATTAACTAATCCCGAAGGTGAAGGTTGTGCTGGATTATCTGTATTTATATTAAGTCAAAGATATAATGAATTACCTTTAACATTTAGGTGTAATACAAGTTCTATATATTTGTTTAGAACAGATAATAGAAAAGAATTAGAATGTATTAAAGATGAACTAATGGCGGACTTAACAAAAGAACAACAGAATGAAGTATTAAAACTTGCTTGGAAAGATAAATATAGTTTTCTATTAATATTAAATAACAAACCTACTAATGAAAGATATTATCAAAGGTTTAATAAAATAGTTATAGACCCTGTTGAAAAGGATTAATGTTATAAATATTATTAATATATTTTTTTTATTTGTATAAATATAAATGGAAAAAAAAAAAAACAAACCGATGTATAAACCAAAGAAAGATTTATCAGTTCTTCAAAAACGATTAATGAAGACCCATAAGAAATTTCATACTGAAAAACATATTAAGAAGATGAAAGAGTTAATGCTTAAAGGGCATTGCCTACAATCCGCTCACGACTTAGCAATGAAACAAATTGGAAAATAAAATATTGTAGAAATTATATATATGGTTTATACTAATAAGCAAAAGTTTAACAAGAAATATGGTTTCAAATTAAATGAACCACATTCATTAAAAGAGATAAGTGATATAACGGGTTTTCAATATAAAGGTATTAAAACTATTTTTGAAAAAGGCGAAGGTGCTTATAATTCTAATCCACAGTCAGTAAGAAAAACTGTTAAAAGTCCTCAACAATGGGCGTATGCGAGGGTATATGCTTCTGTAAATCCTGAAACAAAATCATATAAAATAGATAAAATACATTTGAAAAAAAAGAAATAAAATATTGTATAATATATATGGAATTATATAAACCTGAAAAATCTAAAAGAAAAAATAAAAAATTTATGGTTAAAACAAAAAAAGGAATTATCCACTTTGGTGATAGTAGATATGAAGACTTTACACAACATAAAGACGAAAAGCGAAAAGAAGCATATTGTAAAAGGTCAAAGGGAATAAAAGATAAAGAAGGTAAATTAACATATAATAATAAAGATAGTGCTAATTATTGGAGTAGGAAAATCCTATGGAATTGTTAATTCTTAGACATTCTTGAAATGACTTCATCAATTATTAATCTTTTAGTTTTATGTTCGGCATCAGTTTCTTCATTATCTAAATTAGTTATATCATTATTAATAGTATTTATATCTTGTTGCCCTATATTCTCTCTAATAACAGGAGGAGGATTAAATGCTCCACTATTATTATTATTAATATTATTAGTTAATGCTCTTCTTGTATTAGTATTAATTGTCTTTGGTCTTCCTTCAATATTTATTGGGTAAATAAAAAATCCTATTGATATTTCATAATTAATATTATTGAAGTTAATTAAATTATCATTTTGGTCTGTAATGCGTAAGTCAAGTGCTTCTATATTTGAATGTAATAATGTATGTTGGCGACTATCATTATGATTTAAATAAATAATATCACCTGAATTTACATCAACACTTACCTTTTGAATAGTTTGGGAAAATCCTGCTCTTGTTGAAAAAACCATATTAGAAGAAGCACTTGATTTGATTTGTAATGAATGAATTGTAGCAAGGTCAATAACATTATCACTTATAATATTTCCTCCTACTACAACATCTTTATCAGTTAAATTGGAAAATCCTAATACTTTAAAACAATTGCTTTCAGTCCATTTAATGGTTATAGTATTTGGACTTGTGCTTGTTAATCTAATCTTCATAGTAAATTTATCATATGTAGCGGTAAGTGGTAAATTTGTATCATCTGTTATTACTCTAATCAATTCATTTATATCATACATTTTTGACGGAAAAGTATATACAGTATCTACACCTGAAATACTATATTTCAATTCATTATTTTTAACATTAGGAGATATATTATAAAAACTATAAGGAATTTCCCCTGATAAAACTATTTGGTGTATTTCTTCTGTATTGGGATTAATTGTAATTGGTTCAACCAAATCTACAAAAATATGAGAGTTTAGTTCTCCCTCCCTATCGCTGTCCTTACTTCTTATGTGGATTACATATTGTCTAAGTGGTTGTAGGATATTATCCATTTATATTATATTACAACATTATTATTATAATAAAAATCTTGTAATAAATTATATAATGAATGATGATGCTTTCATAGATTATGAAACACAACGATTAAATAATTTACAAAAAACATTTAGTCCCGAAGACCAACAACGCTATGGTGAAGAAGTGGCGTATATAAATTATTTGTTGAAATTGTTGAAGGAAGAAAATAAAAAACCTGATACAAAATCTACTGAAAAAGAAAAAGATAAAACAAAAAGTAAAATACAAGAAAACATAAAAAAATTAGTTAGTAATTTTTCATTAAAAAGAGCAACTGATACAACACACGACCAATTACCACCCGAAGCAATTGAAAAGGCAAAGTTAGTAGAAGTATCAAGTAAATATTACAGAAATAATGGAATGGATAGTGAGAACTATGTAAAGCAAGTTGGATTAGACCCTGCGTGGAAAATTGACGAGGAGTTAAGTGATGCTGGTGGTGTAGTTGCTTTGAATGAAGATACAGGTAAAGTAGTGGTCGCATTTAGAGGCACAGATAAAACTAACTTGAATGATTTAGATGCTGATGCCCGTATTTATATGGGAAGCGAACAAACACATAATCATTTTACTTCATCAAGAGAACAATTAGGAAATGCTATTAATAAATATGGTAAAGCAAATGTTGAAACTGCTGGATACAGTTTGGGAAGTATGAAAGGATTATCTGCTTCATTAGCATATGATGTCCCCCATACTGGATTTAATAGTTTTATTGGAAAGACCATAGTTAATAGACCTGATATATTTACAGGAACAAAACATACATTATGGAGAACACAAGACGATTTACCAAGTCTTCAAACTGCTTATCTTCAAGGCAAGTCAAATATAGATGTTAATGTAGTAAGCACACGAGGAGGTAATATGAATGCGTTGAACCCATATCAAACTCATAAATTAGAAAACTTTTTAAGTAATGACGGTAGAGCAAAACTTGCTGATAATGAGGGATTAAGAGGTAAATTTGAAGCATTAACTAATCACGCACTAAAACACGGTGAATTAGATACATTACACAAAATGACGGATTTGAATAGTGCTGATGAAGATATAGATACAAGACCTCCACCAAAAAGAAATAAATTTCAAGAAGATTTAGATACACGAGTAAGGAATTTACCTGACCCTCATTTACCGAAAGTTCCCATTCCAAAAGAATTAGCAGAGGGATTACCAACTCATAATGAAGAAGGAATACCAGTTGAAGATATATCAGTAGGAGTTAATCCACTTGCTACTAAATCATTCAAAGGTAAAAGAGTAAGACCAACTTTACCTGTTGCCGAAGATATTTCAGTAGGTGTAAATCCTTTATCATTAAGTAATCAAAATATTAGTATTGAACCTTCTTACGCAAAAAGAGTTCCAAGAAATGCTTTTGTTGAACCATTAACAACAGACTTAGGTGCTAATACAGGAAACGCAGAATTAGATGATTTATTAAGATTTACACAGGAACAATTAGTAAAGAAAAATCCAGTTGTAAAGTCAAAACCTTTTAAAGGATTAGAAGCAAAACAAAAAGCAACAATAAAAGGATTGAGAAGTAAAACTAAATTAGAACCAACACCCGAAGGCAGGAAATTAGATAATCAAATGGATAGATTAGAAAATAGATTAGGTGTTCCTGATACACCACAACCTATTAAAGGAACTGGTGGATTATTCCCAACTAAATTTGAAACACCAAAAGATACAATACCCACTGCCGAAGTAATTACAGAACCACCTACAACATCGTCAAAATCTTTTACTCAGTTTGTAAATGAAAACGGAATGGAAGCAACAGACCATAAAAAAACATTATGGGAAAAATCAGGAGGAACATTAACAGAAGGAGAGAAAGAAGGTTATACTCCTGCTGAAACATTTAATACAGATACTACTATAAATTCATTTGTAAATGATAGTGCTAATGAAAGATTAAATACTTTACAAGAACACGCTAATCAACAATCTGCTATGGAAGGTGAATTAAATGCTCTTGATAATTCAGGTGTTAGAGGTGGAAGTTCTTATGCTATGGATATAGCACGAGGAATTCACCCAAGTAATTTAGCATTAGGACTTGCTGGTTCAATAGCAAGTGATAAACTATGGGACAGATATGGTGATAAGGTTTTAGGAGAACAAAGTGATTTTACAAGAACAGCGGAGAAGGGAGCAACAGCGGGTGCTTTAACTTCAACATTGTTAGGAACTGCCCTTTTACCCGAAGCAGTCGCAGGTGCTTCTGGTTATGTTGCTACAAAATATACAACAGAAGGTATTGCCTCAGGATTAAAAAGTCTTGGAGCAAATACAGATACACAAGAAAGTTTAAGTAGTATTGGAGGTGGAGCAGTAGGCGGTGGAACAGCAGGATTTTTAGGAGCATTAACGGCAGGTGCTATATCGGGTGGTGAAGCAGGTGGGGTTGCTGGTTTAGGTGTTGCTTCTGCTGAAACAGGATTAATAGGTGCTGGTATTGGAGCAGTAATAGGTGCGGGTGCTTATGGAATTGGAAAATTATTTGGTTAAAAAAAAATATTGTATTAGTTATATGGATAATCCTACTGATACAATTAGTAAAAGGTTTATTAATGGATTAAAAAAACATAATTTAACTTATGAAGATATTAAAAATAATTGGGAATATATTGGAGGAGAGAAGGGACAACATTTAAAATATTTTAATAAAAATAT